TCAATAGCAAAAGCTGCAGGGTTTCCACCACCAATTATAAAAGCACCAGAGGATCAAACAGTATTAGAAGCTTTGTTTCAAACACAAAAAATAATTAACCCACCAGTTGGTACATCACCAAGAGAAAAACTACACGACGTGCTACATGCAAAAATAAACGGACCGAAAGCTATGAACGATGCATCTTTTAAATCTGGCACAGTGTTAGTAGAAGAGGGTTATGCATACTTTAAGTTTGATAAATTTTATGACAAGTTAAGATCCAAGAATTGGAAACATGGAGAAGACAAGACAGGTGTCATGATGAAAACAAATTATAAGAAATGTGACATACAATTTTTAGAACAAAAAAGATATCCTAGTAATGTAAAAGGTAAATACAATACACCAACAAAAAATGTAGTGTCAATTAGTATTGAAGAGTTTGAAGACATAGTAATTAATCACACAAAAATAAAACACAACACGGAGATAATGTGATCAGAAAAATATTGGGTCCTCCTGGTACAGGTAAGACAACTAGACTTATTAACTATGTAAAAACATTTGTTAAACTAGGCACACCTATTGATAAAATAGGATACTTTGCATTTACAACTAAAGCTGCAAACGAAGCAGTAGATAGAATGCTAGACTATCACACAGCATTTCAAAAAAAAGATCTTAAACATTTTAGAACACTACACTCACTAGCTTTTAATCAGTTAGGCATAAAGAAAGCGCAGGTTATGCAAGACGAGCATTACGAAGATGTAGGCAGAAAAGTAGGAATAGAAGTTACAGTCTATTCTAACGGAGAAGAGAAGACAGGTTTTGTAGACTCTGACAGTGAGTATTTTAATATTATTAATGCAGCTAGAATTAAAAACGTAACGATAGAAGAAGAATATAATACAGATATGTATTCAGAAGATATCGATAAACATCAATTACAAATTATAAAAGACGAAGTAGAAAATTACAAACAAGCGTATGGTTTGGTAGATTTTACAGACATGATAGAAAAATTTAATGTGTCTAAATTGTGTCCGAAATATGACGTAGTATTTATAGACGAGGCACAAGACTTATCACCAATACAATGGAAAATGTATGACATATTAAAAGAAAATTCTAAACATGTTATACTAGCTGGTGATGATGATCAAGCCATTTACGGGTGGGCTGGCGCAGATGTAAAACGTTTTCAAAATGAACCAGCAAAAAGCATAGTATTACCATTATCATACAGAGTACCACGATGCGTGCAAGATGTTGCAAATAAAATATTAGACAGAATACCGGACGATAGACGTATTAAAAAAAACTGGTTGCCAAGAGAGAGATGGATGGGAGAAAGTGTTGAGTATATTACGTCAGTAGAGGACGCAGGGTTATGGCACGGTGAGTGGTTAATTCTTGCAAGAACTAACGACAAACTTTTAAAATTAAAATCTACACTAAAGGATATGGCAATTTACTTTGAAATTAAAGGTAGAAAGAGCTATAAAACAAGATTGTATACAGCAATAAAAAATTACACCAGGTGGACTCACGGAGACAAATTATCTTTGTCAGAATGTAAGGACTTATTTGAATATTTAGAATTAGAGTGGGTAATGACAGAAGAAAGAATGTATGACCTAGCTGAGTTTGGTTTTACAATGGATCAAAACTGGTATGAAATATTTAAAGCAGACCCGGAAGAATGTTTATACATTAGAGAAATGTTAAGGTCAGAAGAAAAATTAAATAGTCCAGCAAGAGTTAAGCTGTCAACAATACACGCAGCAAAAGGTGGTGAAGCAGAAAACGTTTTATTAATTTTAGATAACACAAAAAAAATAAGAGAAGCAGTAGATAAAAGTGAAGACAAGGCGGATGAAGAACATCGCGTGTGGTACGTTGGTGTAACAAGAACAAAACGAAACCTATACATCATGGGTGCAAAACAGGAGGACAAAAGTTATGACATCGAAAATTTGGGATAAGCAAATTGCAGGATCTCATTATAAAAAATATAAAATACAGCCTAGTAAGTTTGTAGTCGAGAACGAATTGCTATATCCTGAAGGTTGTGCTATAAAATATATTATAAGACATCGAGACAAAAATGGAAAGGAAGACTTACAAAAAGCAATACACTTTATAGAAATGATAATCGAAAGGGACTATGGAACCAAATAATCACGTACCAGACTACATGGGTCTGTTTACATGTTTGTGTCTTCTTTGTTACTTAGTAGCATGAAGATACCTACATTTAAAGCACAGACAGAGTGGGTGTTACCCACAGAATTTCCAGACTTAAGAGAGGTCGACGAAATTGCAATTGACTTAGAAACAAAAGATCCGGACTTAATTAAAAAAGGATCTGGTTCTATTATCGGCAATGGAGAAGTTATAGGTATAGCTGTAGCTTCTGCTAATTACAAAGGATACTTTCCTATTGCACACGAAGGTGGTGGTAACATGGATCGTAAAAAAGTTTTAGAATGGTTTCAAGATATTCTTAAGACAACCTCTACAAAAATATTTCACAATGCAATGTACGACGTATGTTGGATTAGAGCCATGGGTTTAAAAATTAACGGTATGATTGTTGACACAATGATAGCTGCAGCTGTGACTGATGAAAATAGATTTAGATATGATCTTAATAGTTTGTCATGGAAGTATCTAGGTTTTGGTAAAAACGAAGCAGCTCTTGCAGAAGCAGCAGCTGAATGGGGCATAGATCCTAAGTCTGAGATGTACAAACTACCATCTATGAATGTAGGAACGTATGCTGAGAGAGATGCAGAAGCAACATTTGGTTTGTGGCAAGAAATGAAAAAAGAAATTATTGCACAAGACCTACAATCTATTATGGAATTAGAAACAGATTTATTTCCATGTCTTGTTGACATGAGATTTAAAGGTGTAAGAGTTGACGTAGAGAGAGCACACATTTTAAAAAAATCTTTAATTAACGAAGAGAATAATTTATTGAATGCAATTGAAAAAGAAACAAACGTACGTCCACAAATATGGGCAGCTAGTAGTATAGCAGATGTATTTGAAAATTTAAAAATACCTTTTGAACGAACAGAAAAAACACAAGCACCAAGTTTTACGAAAAATTTTTTACAAGAACATAAACATCCTGTTGTTAATATGATTGCCAAGGCAAGAGAAGTTAACAAAGCACATACAACTTTTATAGATTCTATTCTTAGATACGAACACAAGGGTAGAATACATGCTGAAATAAATCAGCTTAGATCACAAACCGGGGGCACGGTTACTGGTAGGTTCTCCTACCAGAATCCAAACTTACAACAAATTCCTGCACGAAATAAAGATCTTGGTCCTAAAATTAGATCGTTATTTATACCAGAAAATGGCTGTAAATGGGGTGTTTTTGACTATTCTCAACAAGAACCACGTCTTGTTGTACACTACGCAGCTTTATATAAATTACCGTCAGTCTATGATGTAGTAGACGCATATGAAACAGATCCTAATGCAGACTTCCACCAGACCGTAGCAGATATGGCTGACATACCTAGGTCACAGGCTAAAACAATTAATCTAGGATTATTTTATGGCATGGGTAAAAATAAATTACAGGCAGAGTTGGGCGTGTCTAAAGAAAAAGCAGCAGAGTTATTTAACACGTATCATGCGCGTGTACCATTTGTAAAACAACTTATGGAAAAAGCATCTAACAGAGCACAGGATAGAGGACAAATTAGGACTTTACTAGGAAGACTATGTAGGTTCCATTTATGGGAACCAAATAGTTTTGGTATGCACAAAGCAATGACACACGAAGATGCGTTGGCGGAACATGGACCAGGGATTAAACGTGCCTACGCATACAAAGCATTAAACAAATTAATACAAGGGTCAGCCGCTGACATGACAAAAAAATCTATGTTAGAGCTATATAAAGAAGGAATTGTACCACATATACAGATACATGACGAGTTAGACTTATCTATTGAAAGTGACGCACAGGCAAAAAAAGTCATTGAGATTATGGAACAGGCTGTTAGTCTAGAAGTACCCAATAAAGTAGACTATGAGTCTGGTAAAAATTGGGGGGAGATAAATGATTAATGGCTTATTTAAATGCAAACATACCTGTCATAGAATGTTATGTCAGAGGTAATTACTTAAGAGATCAAAAAGATTCACACGACAAATATTTTGAGGTAGGAGTATTTGGTTTTAGTTCAATACCAAACAGAGTACCACTATTCCATTTCCTAATGGAAGATGGTGGCCTATGGTGGCGAGCACCTATATCAGCGTTCTGTACAAAACCTGGAGTAAAAGAACTACCATTAGACGAATTAGTTATGTGGGATAGCTTCAGCTACAATGTAAGTGTCACAACTTTTTATGAATTAGCTGGTGCAACCATGCAATACACATCACGACGTAAGGTGAAACGTAAAGGCAAATATTTATTTACAATTGACTGGTGCGCAGGTGATTTTAACGAATTAAATTTTGGTTATGCAGAGAAACCGGACCAACATAAATGTGGTCATGTACTAGAATTAGAGGATGGTAACTTTGCAATACAGCCCAATAATAGACTTAAAATGTTTGATGCATCTATGGGTGTTGACCCAAACAAAAACTTGATTAATAGACTCGTAACTAGTAAGATATATTCCGTAGAAAATTCAGCTAAATGGATCACAGACGAACACGAGGAAGGGAGTTATGATTATCAGCTGAGAAACTTGGAGGAAGACAATGATAAATAAATACAAAGATAAATTTATGGTTTGGCAACTGCATTACAGAACAGAGATTGTGTGTGCTGTAGTCGGATTTGTACTAGGGGCTATTATATTTTAGTTTATGCCCGATGAATTTAGTAGATCTATTAAAGAAAAACATAGTAATGGTGCCGATAGTGGCTTCACTTTTAGTGGGGACATTTAC